GTTGTAAGATAATCGTCCGCGACGGCGAATTATTGCCGTTCTATCATTGTCAGATATTGCCGGGTCAATGCCAATTACCAAGGGAGAGGTCGATTCAACACGGTTTTTACGAGCGCGTAATACCATGGGTGCTTTAATAAATCTATCGGCCACAGGGTTTCGAAACGCATCAAGCGCGGTCATCGGATACTCAACCCCAAACAATTCGCGTGCGGTCTCATAATCATTGCTAAATTCTAGTAGCTTTTTGCGTCTCCAAAGCAAGTGCTCACGCGTCAACCCATCATTAACATGCTGTGTGTATAGCTCGTCTTCATCATCGGATAAATGTATAGCGCCCGTGTAGGCGGTGTCGCGATATTCCGGCTGCCAATACCATGGCACAAATATTGCTTGGAAGTCTGATTGCCCGGTGCTTGCTGCCATCCACATATTATAAAAGTAATTACCAATGCCATTGGCCGTAGACTCAAGTATTATTTCTGTACCGGGTTCGCTTGATATCGCTTGCAATATACCCTTCGCATGGTCTTCGGCATTTGGCCAATAAGCCACCTCTGAACCATGGAATACCTGTATTGTTTGCGATCTGCCTACCGACTTGTTACCCGCTGTGCCTACCGCATAACCTGAATCAAGCGTATTGAAGTTTAAAACCTTAGCGCTTGAGTTATCTGGTGTTGGTATTAAGCCATCAGGGATATTATCGATATAACGCTTAGTCATCTCAAAAAGATTTTTCGTAGCCTCCGCCTCATGCGTTAAGATAAAAGCCTTTTTGCCGCGAGTTGTACATACGATATGCAAGTCGCGTGCCTGAACGTAGGTAGAGCATCCCTGCTGCCGCCCTTTCAATATCAGTGCGCGCACTTTTCCTGTTTCACGTTTTTGGGTTTCTAGGCGTTCGTGGACATGTTCTTGAGCGCGATTGAATACGAATGGCTCAATACGTCCTGATTTAGTTCTAATTTTGAGGAAGTTTTTAGCAAAGAGCGGCAATGATTGCAGCACTTTTATTAGCATATCTTCTGACATTAAATCCTTTTACTTCTTTATAGACATAAGTGTCACAATATTAAATAACGATTTAGTCTTAATCCCAAATAACCTACAGCTTAATATCAATATCTGTGCTGAATATAATATCCATAGCGAGGCTTGAAGGAAAGCGGGCATTCCATAAGCTGGCCACAAAGATTGCAGGTAGCAAAGAGTTAATACGCCCAACATCTTTAAAGCTGTCCAGCATAATTTACGTCTTCGCCTCTTCATGGCTCACCCCACAGCGAGCCAAAGTCACCCGCAAATGTTAATCGGTAAGTTTATTAAGCAATTTCTCTACCAATGTTTCGCCCATTTGCTTATCGTCATGATCGCGTTCTCGCCATCGGGCGCGTGTTTTAAGCCAAAATATTTGTGCGCCTAAGTCGTCTTGGTCAACCGCCTTCCTAAACAATTTAGCGGCAACCTTGGCATTGGCGCGTACGACACTATTCTCTAATTCTTCCTTGTAATGTCTGTATAAAGTATCAACAGATATCCCAATATGGGAGGCTATTTGATCTTGTGTATTACCAAAACTAGTTAACGCTGAAACCTCGGCACGCGTTTTTTCATTAGGTACGTGTGGTGCTGCGGGGCCAGTAAGAGTTGCGGCCATCTTAGTTCTCTCTTACGGCTTTTTTGCCGCTGTAGTTCTCATATCGTTTTATTATGACATCACAATATTTTGGGTCAAGCTCCATCATTAAAGCCCGTCTCTTTGTTTTCTCACACGCCACCATCAAAGTGCCGCTGCCCGCAAATGGATCGTAAACATATTCCCCAGGATTTGTATGGTGCTTAATAGAGCGTTCAAATAATTCAACGGGCTTCTGTGTGGGGTGCGCTGTCTTGTCGTCTATGCTCCCCGAGCAGGACATATTAGGCGAGGCGCAATCCCATACCGTGGTTTGCTTTCTATCACCCTTCCAATTTGATTTTGCGCCATTTTTTACGGCATACCAACATGGTTCATGTTTCCAGTGATAGTTGGCGCGGCCTAGTGAAAAATGATTTTTATTCCAAATTATGCACTGCTTAACAAAGAATCCTGCATCACGTAAATTATTCATAACGATGTCAGTAAACATATTTGCATGCCAAACATACGCTATGTCACCTGGGAATAATGTGTAAGCATCAAGCCAGTCTGCCCTGTCATCATTTTTAATGGTATTCTCATTGTTTTTACCGCCATGGGCATCATTTCGCCATGACATATCAAGTTTTACGCCGTATGGAGGATCCGTAATCATCGTGTTCGGGTGTTGTTTATCTAGCAATCTGTCAACATCAGTTGATACCGTACTATCCCCACACATAAGTCTATGCTCACCCAATAGCCAAACATCACCCAATACGGCAACAGGCTCATCTGGCACATCAGGGCATTCATCCTCCCCACAAAATGCCTCAACTTCCGCATCAGGGAACAAGTCACAAAGCTCATCAGCACTAAAACCCGTCAACGACAAATCAAAGTCCATGCCGCTTAATAAATCTAATTGTGCCTGCAATATATCCATATCCCAACCCGCATTCAAAGCAAGTTTGTTATCAGCTATTACATATGCAATTTTTTGCGCCTCAGTCAAATCTTCCAACACAATACAAGGCACATGCTCAAACCCCGATGCAATAGCGGCCTCAAGGCGACAATGGCCTGCAATTATAGTGTTTTTTTCGTCAATTAGGAGAGGGTTAGTAAAGCCAAATTCTTTGATAGAATTTACTACTTGTTGTATTTGTTCAGGGGAATGTGTGCGAGAATTACTCTGATATTTAATCAAATCTCGCACAGAAACATCTTTATAGATCCGTAGAGCAACCAATTATGGGCCAGCCTGCTCGTTTCTTTTCTCACCATTCATATCCGCGCCAACTTCACCGGGTTCAGAATATTTAGGCTGCATACGGCATTGCTCATCAACAATCTTGCCATACATTGAAGGCACGCCATTGTAATGCGTGTATTCTTTTTCGGTGGTGTAATCCTTTACATCTGGCATTTTAAACACTCCTTGTGTGGTTATAGTTTGATTTTGCCTTAAATTACGCAAATATGCTAGTACCAAAGTTATCAACAGAAATTGTGGATAAAACAGCGTAATTATTATTGCAATAATTCTTGCGCTACAATAAACATTGCGCTATACTTGTTTTCAGATAACAACAACGAGACAACAATGACAACCGCCAAAATGCTACAATCTGAAGACCACACGGAACTGGGGTTAAACGAAATGGATGATTGTACAAAATCATTAACAGACTTAAATATTTATGACCTAATGGGCGAGGATTTCAGCGTCTGGCTTGTAAAAAACAAGAAATTCGGTTATGACTTGCACATTGACAATTTGGAATCAGGCCAGATGTTTAAAGATGAACGCATACATCCATGTGCAATTGATGCAATGGCGGAATATTGCCGGGCATTTTTGGCATGTTACATGAGGGCTAAAGTATGAAAATAAATACAGAATACAGCATTGATGGAGGTTGGATAGCAGTTTTTGATAACTATGATGGTACGCCGATTGATAATGAGACGCCATCAGATGATCCTATAGGCATTGGAAGCACTGAGAAAGAGGCAATTGATGATTTAATGGATCATCGCAATGCATGGCGAGGGATTGCAACCAATTTTACTAGCGATAAAAATAAACCAACCGACGAATCCAAAGCCATATTCAATGCTTTAAACAAAGCCAATTGCTATCAAGACATTTTTGATGCATTTATGGGAATCAATTCCACCCCTCTCATGGAATTTGAAAACATGATTGATGTCATTTTAGAATTGCGGGATAAAAAAACGGTGCGCGGGATTGGCAAGAAATTATAAAAGAATCGCTTCCCGGGTAACTGGGGTTAACAAAAGTCAAGGAGGACTCAAGATGTTAAATGCACTTCGATGTTGGATAAAAGGTCACAGATTTCTAATGCCATTCACCCCAAACAAAACTACAAACCCCACGCCCCTGGATAGTTGCGCTTGTTGCAAAAAGCAAAGGGGCTAAGATTCAACATCCTCAGCAACCGCAATATTCTTAGCCGTCCAGCCTTTTTCGCTTTTTTCTGGAGTAAAGCTAACCTGTGAGCCTTCCGCTAGAGTTTTAAACCCTTTGCTTGTAATTTCACGGAAATGCGCAAAATAATCTTGGCCTTCTGCCGCTATAAATCCAAACCCTTTTTTATCGTCAAACCACTTGACTCTTCCTTGTAGCATGCAACATACCCCTAAAAATGAATTTAAACAGCCTAGATTGAATCTAATTCAAAATCCCTACGCACAATACCATAAAATTTATATACGCGCTATTGGGTCTTAAATTAAGCCTGACGCATTCCCCTATCGCATACCCAAAGACTTCATCATTAATTGGCGCGCCGCATCATTTTGTGACTTTAATTCTAAATTAACAGCAGGTTTGTGGATATTTGCGCGGTTTCTATATTCATCTATTGATGACGGTACAGGCAAATTAGATACAGCGACCGCCATGCGACTAAATGCCCGGGCTTCCTGCTGATATTGTTCATGTTTTGACTTTTGTTCCCGCTCTTCCTTTTCACGAATTGATTTTGATGTAATGCCTTTGTACCCGTGTGGTGTATTCCATCGGCTCTCACGGATAAGCTTCAAAGCAACATTTACTTTTTTAACAACCGCATCATAACCAAGGTGGATTCCCACGTAAAAAATTATTTCATCGATAAGATGGTCTGGGATGGTTTCTTTCCGGTTAGCTAGGGTTTGGTTTATATGGTTTTTGATTTCTTGGGTTTCAGAAAAAACAGAAACAGCAACAGGGGGTTGACCCTTATTTTGTTTTTTATGAATAGATTCTTGAGAAAGATCTTGTTTCTTTAGGTATGCACCATGTGCAGGGGGTACTGCATGAGATGCAGTGACCCCTGCATGAGGTGCAGGGGTAGTTAAACTTTGTACACACTTATCCACAGGCACTGCATATGGTGCAGAGGTTGGTAAATTTTGTACAGGTTGAAAATAATTGTAATCACGGGCTACATTGTATGAGTTAATTTTTCCGTAACGGATATGCTGATAGTTCAGGCGCTGTATGACGAAATGCTCGAACTCTAGTTCGTTTAATGCTTGATAAGTTTTGCGCTCACTTATTTTGGAAGCTCGCGCAAGATTCGGAATAGTAATTTCTATTTCATCAAATTCTTTAGAAAAGTCACTTAAGAGGCGCAAATTCTGATAGACAGACATCGCAAAAATAGTCATATTTTTAATACAATTTTCATCAATGGTTAAAAATCTAGCTTGGGCGCGTTTAACAAAATTGCGGGTAGGGTTTGATTTTGTATTTTTCATGGTATACTTGCCTCGTTATGTTCCGCTAAGAACTGTTTGTAGGATGTACCCAGCTTATTGCGTAAGTCGGGCTAGGGGCGGGATGCCCTAAATTAATTTATGTCATTTAAATCCTCTCATATCTAAAGTCATTGCAATCATTCTATTACTCATACTATACTCATTAAGTTGTTATTTGTTTTGTTATTCCTGTTCATAGGTTTACTCCTTAGTTAGATTGTTACTTAAAAAGCCCGTGTTGTGATCTCCACTTACGGGCTTTTTAACATCCGAATCCAACATAAAATCCCTAATCCATTGACCCACAAGATCGCCCTCTTTAGCTGAAAAGAAAAACTCGATTCCCCGGTCATGGATAGAATTAGCTAGTAATGTAAGCAATTCTTCTGATAATTTAGCGACGTCCATAGATCCCCTTTGCAATTTATGTTTCTCCTTTGTAAACTATACACAGCTACATGCCATTCTCACAAATTCGTGGCGTGTACTGTCAACGGCTTTCGCCAGCCTAGTGTTGCATCCCTGAAAATGCCGCACTAGGTCATCTTATAATACTAGCCTTTTTTCGTCCACTCAGTTTTTAATGCCCCATTACTCAAACGCTCAATCTTATGCTGCGAACCCTCGGGGATAAATCCCCAGCGAATCCAATTAACCAACGACCTATCAGACATTCCCGTCGCCTTCTTAAATCTGTAACCGTTTCCATAATAATCAAGTACATCTTGTGGTTTCACGTGTTTTTCTCCGTTATTTTTTAAAATAGTTTACAATAAGTATTGCGCTATAGCAAATATTGCGCTATTATGGCTGCACGTCAATACCGACGTAGACTTTTAAAGTAAAAGGGTATGAGATGAACGATTTTGTGGATGATACACTAGAAAGAGCGCAATTTTTAGATACGCATGTAAAAGAATTGGAGCGTGTGAACAAAGACATGGCACGTTTAATACTCAAGAAAGAAAAATTAACCGAACAAATAATAGGCGCGCTTGGTCATGAACACGCCGGACAAAAGACCTACGAATACAGCACATGGCGCATCGAGGTAAAGACACCGTTTGTATACGCTTTAAATAAAAGGATTTACGAATCAGGCGCAATAGAGTTGCCGCCGCAATATAACCCCATCAAAGAATCCAAGGCTTATTCTATCGACAAGAAATTATGCGATGAGTATATGATTGCCGCGCCTAAGAAAGTGCAGCGGGATTTAGCTAAATTAATTGATTTGAAGCCGGGTAAAAAAGGAATTTTAATTCGGGAGCGTATTTAATGAGCAATACAGTTTTAGTTATAGGCCAATCGGGCAGCGGCAAAAGTACCGCCCTTCGCAATCTTGATCCAGCATCAACATTTATAATTAATGTTTTAGATAAGCCTTTGCCATTTAGAGGGTTTAAAAAGAATTATGCCCCGGTCACAAAAGAAAATAAAGAAGGCAACTATTATGCAACCAATGACTGGGCAACGGTTGTAAAATGCATTGAGATGGTTAGCCGGGAACGCCAAGATATTACGACGCTAATCATTGATGATTGGCAATATATCCTAGCTTATGAGTTTATGCGACGGGTTAGTGAAAAAGGTTTTGATAAGTTTTCAGAACTTGCAAACCATGGGTGGAGTACTATAAATGCCTGTCTTTCAACGCGCCCGAGCCTTACAAATTTCATTTTGGCACATAGCGATGTTGATTCAACAGGGCGGTCAAAATGCAAAACTATTGGCAAAATGCTTGATGAGAAAATCACTATTGAAGGATTATTTACGACCGTATTGCATTCCCGGGTTGTGGATGGCGCGTATTTATTTCAAACCCAATATGATGGGGAGTTTCTTGCGAAATCACCCATGGGCATGTTTTCCGAGTTTTTAATCCCAAACGATTTATTAACCGTAAAAATTGCGATTGAAAACTATTTTAATGATGAGGAGGTTGCGGCATGAGTGGATTTTGGGAAAGTGATTTGGGAGAAGTGACAGGGAAAGCCGAGGATGCATTTGCACGGATGTTTACACAAATACCAGATGGCACTATGGCGCTTGCTCGTATTGAGGCATTTATTAATGCTGAATACCAAGGAAACAAATATTTATCTTTGGATTGGATAATAAGTGAGGGCGCATTTAAAGGACAAAAAGTTAATCAAAAACTTAAAGTCTATGGCGACCCACGTGCAAATGACCCTGAAAAAGCACGCCATCGCGCACTCAATATGTTTAAACTTTTGCATCAACTATTCAACATTAAACCTGCGCATGGGAATCCACCTTCTGATCAAGAGCTGGCTTTATTTGTAGGAAAGCAAGCGGGCATTAAAGTTCGAGAAACCGAACCAAATGACAACGGACGGCAGTATAACTGGGTATCTGAAGTTCATGAGGCCAAAGGCTTTAAGCCGGAAGTAGGCGTGAGCGTGATTGTAACCCATAAATCAGATCACCTTGAAACAGCCTTTGATAGGCAAAAAGGTGTGAAAAATGATGAAATAGAGGATGATATTCCCTTTTAGGATACGAAATGCGACAAAAACTAACAAAAATAATAGATAAAAGCATGGCAAAAACCATTGATGCGCCTAGGAATTATATAGGTGCGTCAAGTATAGGCGGGGATTGCCTTCGCAAGATTTGGTATCAATTTAAAGGCGAGAAAGGCGAGGAATTTACGCCTAGAACTAAACGAATATTGGAGGTTGGTAAGGCTCTTGAGCGATTGATACTGCACTGGCTTGTTGATGCAGGGGTAAAGATAGAATTCCCGACTCCTTATAACAAAGAATTATGGTATTGCGATCCAGATAATGAATTTTTTCAAGGACATTTGGATGCTTTCATGCCGAATTTTGCAGCGGTATTGGAAATTAAAACTGCGAAGGACTCAAGTTTCAATAAGCTTGTAAAAGAAGGCGTTCAAAAATGGAGTAAAGAATATTACGCTCAAATTCAATCTTATATGGGAATGTCGGGTTTTCATAGTGCATATATACTTGTATTAAACAAGGATAATAGTGAGTTATACGACGAATTGATTAACTTTGATGCCGAGTTTTACGAGACACTACGCCAAAAAGCCAAAATGATTTATGATGCAACCGTTGCGCCACCTCGGGTTCATGGGTCGCCCCTCTGGTGGCAGTGCAAGTTATGTAAATATAATAAGGTGTGTCATAAATGATTACAAAAGAGCAAATAGATGAAATTACCCAGATTGTCAAGGATAAGGCTTTCGCTAGAGATTCGCATATTGATTTTTCAACTAGAATTATTGGCTATGGACGGATACATACTTGCGCATCAGAGAAAAATGCTCGCGAAAACCAACATGATGAATGCGCGCTTAGTGTGGATTTTCAAATTGTTTATATGGTCTATTCATCACATAGCCCGGTCTTGTGTAGTTCATTTAATGAGATTGATGCGGCTTTACAGTGTTTGAGAGAATTATGATTGATCCTAATGCCATATGGCTACCAACTATAGCCTCCGTATTTATGAGCATTCCTATATCTGCGCGCGGGAGGCTTTCCCCGTGGGAATCAGGATTTTTTTGCATGGGCTTAAGTATTGCATTGCATTTGGTGGCAAGATGACACACGAAGAAATTAATTTGATTTATGATTATTTACATGAGAATTATGAATATACGCCTGAGGGGTATTTGATTCGCAAGTTTGATTTGGCGAGAACCTGTAAGCGCAAAGGTGATCGGCTTGGAAGTTTTTTCTACCATACAGCTAGCGAGCCGTACTTAATGAGCAGTGTTACTGTCAATAAAAAACGATACCGCATGAAACTCATTAAATTGATATTTATTTATCATAAAAAACATTGCCCCTCTCGAATTTATCAAATTGATAAAAATCCAATGAATACACGCATTGAAAACCTTGAAGAAGTTAGCCATAGCATAATCCAGCACCGATCGAAGATGAACAAAGGCGATAAAAAAATACCCATGGTCAAAAATAAAGATGGAACCGAGGGGCATAGTGTGCGTATACCATGCGATGGAAAACAATTGAACTTAGGAACATATAGAACCAAAGAACTTGCAGAAGAAGTTTATAGTTTTGCAAAAAATCTCATTATTGAAAACCGTCATCATCCAGCACAAATAAAAAAAATTATTATTGAGAAATATCCTATCTCATCATTAAATAAAAAAGTACTGAGTAAATGAAGACCCTACGCCCATACCAAGAGCAAGCAATTGCAGAATGTTGGGCGGCATTAAAGCGCGATAATAACCCCGTGCTTTTGATGGCAAGT